CCGCCGAAACGGTAACCGCCGAGCCGTTCACCTCAGCTGTGACAGCTGTCTCGTCGAGGTCGGTCGCGTCCACCTTGAACTGGGTCGCCGTGCCGTCCCCGATAAAGGTGTTGATGCGCTTAGGCGTCAAGAGATTTACCGCCTCGTAGCTGGTGCCGCCGCCGGTCGGTGCCGCAGAGATGGTCGTGGTCGGCACATAGGCCGTGCCGGATACCGGAACGGCTTCCCAGACCGTGTTTTTGCTGCTTTTGCGCACCGCACGATAGGTTTTGCCGTCCATCAGGTAGAGTACACCCTTCATCGTGAACGACTGGGAAAACGCCTCGTTCATGTCCGCGCACAGCTCGGTCTGCGTGCCGTCCGGTGTCCGAAAATACAGCTTTGCACCTACGTGAACGGCACAGCCAATGCCATCCGGCATAGCGAATAACCCATAGATGGGTGCGTTAAACTGCGCCTGTGTGCGCCATCCGGTGCGCTTTACCAGAAAGTCGTTCTGGTCGCAGATCATGTTCTGCATATCAGGCGAGCGGGAGAGAGACACCTTGGTCGGATGCGTGCGGCAGTCGATGCCGCCGAACCGGCTGACCACAGTCTGCTGCTCGGCCTCCGGATAGGGAAATTCGTAACTTTGCATTAAATCATCTCCTGCACGGCGGTAAACTGCGCGGGACAGTGACTCAGCAGGCGTTCGCTGTACTCGGTTGCCGCCCAATTAAACTTGGCCTTGTCGTCATCCGCGACAAGCAGCGCCGCCAGTCCGTACGGAAAACATTCGCGCGCCAGCCAGTCGCCGGCGGGCAGTTCCTCGGTCAGCGCCGTCATGCGCGGCGGCACAAGCAGCACGTCTTTGCCGTCAGACGCACGTTCTGCGTTCATCTCGCGCAGGCTGTTCGCTAACAGCTGGTTGAGCGCACCGAGCGCAAACTGCTCGTAATACACACCGCTGTCCGGTGTTTCGGATAAAATATTCAGCGCTGCACGAAAGCATTCGGTTCCGGTCATAGGGTTACCTCCTTTGTGATGGGTTCATTGGATACAGTGAGAAGTTAGGAGAAGGAGTGAGGAGTAAACGAAGAAAAACTCCTATCTCCTCACTCCTAACGCCTATCTGAATTTAGCCCTCCGCTACCTCGGACGGATACGCGCCGGACTGCACACAGTATGCGCGGATCTTGCAGCCGGTTTCAGGCGTCAGCACGGTGCCGGCAACATAATCCTTCGCGGAATCCGAGTAGCGCGGATCCGAGCCGTCCAGGGTGTAGCGCACCTTGCCGAACGCGGTGATCTTGCCCTGGCTGATGGTCGGTGCGCTCGAGCGGCAGTCCTCATCGACCAGTGCATATACGCCGCCGCACTTTGCGCCGAGCACATACGCGTCGTAGTAGTGACGGCCCTCGATCAGCGCACCGGACACGCCGACCGGGTCCTCATGCACCTTGGCATCCGCAATCTTGTACGGCATGAGCACGGCATCCTTGTGTGCAACGAGGAAGTACACGTCCTCCGGCAGATAGCTCTTGGGAACACGGACGACATTCATGCCGAATACCTCGCCGCACACGCCCTTGGCGATGGACTGACGCGCCAGCACATCCACGCCTGCAAACTCGTCCGAAGTGCACACCAGCTTGTACATTTCGCTCGTCAGGTACAGATAGCGGTTGTCGTCCGGCACGAGCGCGTCATCGAGCGCCTGCGATGCATCCGCAATCTTGCTGATGATATTCGCCTTGGTCGGCTTTGCACTTTCAACAATGCTGCCCGCCATGGTGACGAAGCGCTTGAATGCGTACTTGTCTGCCGCCGGCGTGGACTTCTCGTTCAGCTGCAGGCGCAGCATGTCGGCGGCGTTCTTGACCAGATTCTGATCGAGGTTGTTGCCCTTGTCGATGGTCAGGGTAAACGCCTTGTCCTGCGTCATGGTCAGTTCCTGCACCACGTCCTGCATTTCAGTCACATCGCCGTAGCGCTTGAGACCGCCGTCACGGTCGTAATCGACCTCCTCCACCGTGATCGGGGTGTAAACCTTGAGCGTTTTCACGCCGGTCAGGTCATACGTCTCCGCGGTCTTGCCCTTGATGAAGGACGCACGGGTGAATACCTCCGCAATCTGGTCGGAATACTTGCTTGCGAGATTGATAGCCATAAGAATTTACCTCCTATATAAATGTTAAATCGTGAAGTAATGAGAGTGTTACTTGCCGAGCAAAGCGAGGGTTACCGGGTCTGCTCCCGTGGGTTCCCCGTCCGACTGTGCCGGACCGACCGCCGCACGGCGGTTCTTCTGGTTCATCTCGAGCGCTGCCAGTTCGTCTCTCAGCTCGGCAATCTCCCACTTGCGGTACGCGGATACGAGCGAGCCTTCCTGCTGCGCCCACTCCCATACCTGCTGCGGAATGTCCTCGGGACGGACATCGGGATATTCCTCGACGAATGCGGCGTAGATCTGGCCGTTCGGCATGGCGTTTGCCGCGCGGTTGCGGCGAATGTACGCGTTGCGCTTGGAAAGTCCCTGTGCGGCTGCGTCAATCAGCTCTTCGAGCGTCAGTTCGACGATATCGCCGTCCACCTCGACCGGATAGGTCTGCGCATTTTCCTGCGGGTGGGTTTCTGCCGCCTGCTCCTGTGCGAACGGATTGACCGCCATTTCCTGCTCGGGATTAGGATTCATTGCTGTTTTCTGCATTACTGTTTGCCTCCTTTTGCTGCTGTCGCTGTACGCGGAGTGCGTGCAGCAGGTCGTGTTTGCCGCGTACCTGATAATCCGGTACGTTTTCCAGATATACGAGCGGGTCGGAAATAACGCCGCTCTCCAGCAGATGATCGTTTGTCATCGTCTGCATGGTTTCGGACCAGTAGCTTGCCGCGCCGACATCCACCTGCAGGCGCATGTCCTGTCCGGCGAGTGCGGAGAAGTCGAACGTGCATTTTTCGGGTTCGCCGCCGTCCTCATTCGGCAGAACGAGCGTGCGCACGCCGTAGTGCGCGCCCATCAGGTCAAGGAACACGCGCGCCCAGTCCTCAGTGAAGCGGTAGAACTCCATTTTTGTCAGCTCGAGCGGAGCCGCCGTTGCGTTCTGCACCGCGATAATCGCCGAGGTGTTGTCCGGATTGACCGTGCCGAGTGCGGCCTCGCTTGCGCCCATGAGCTCCGCAGTATCGGTCATCATTTGCTTGAGCAGCTGCAGCACCTGCGCCGAGATATCCGGTGCGCGGAACGCCGCCGCGATGGCGTCGTTCGGGTTGCCGCGCATGCCGATTGCCTTGCCGACGTCGTTCGACCAGCCGTTCGGGAACCGCGTCATGTCGTACACGATCTTAGGGAACGCCACCTGCTTGATGCACTGGACGTACATCGAGTACAGCTTGTTGATGGCGATCTGGTTCGGAATGGCTTCGGTCAGCGGACTTTCGCCGTGGCACGAGCCGCGCACGCGGTTCCAACACAGATGCGTCACCGGATACAGCCGATAGGGAAGCACCTTTTCGGGCATGACAACGGCATTCCGCGTGGTCTTGCAGAAGGCAATGCCGTTCTCGGTCCTGCGCATATGCAGAAGTACGGTCACGCGGTCGCTGTCCGCCGAGGTACGGTAACGGTGGTACTCGCCCACATCATCCGGTCGAATGGCTTCCGCGTCACTCGCGGAGATGCCGTTGGCACGCGCTTCGCGGCGCACCTCGTCCGCGTCGCGCCGCATGGCAATGATAATGTACGGCTGGCGCTGTACCTCATCGCAGGCGGCGTTGCCGAAGCAGATGTTCGTGGAATCAATCAGCTCCACCGCAATATCGCCCTTGACCGCCTGACCGGTCTCAAGCGCCGGATCAAAGTGCATGTAGAAGCAAGCATCACCGTCCACACAGGCGTTTTTCAGCAGCGGGCGGCCGAGCGCCTTGACACCCGAACGCTCGATCGCGGATGCAAACGCGCGTTCGAGCACATGCGCGGTCTGCCGCCCGTCCTCATCCATGTCAAACGGCTGGGCGCGTACCGCCACATCGTCGGAGACCAGCATGGCCACAAATAGGTTGACGCAGCGGCGCAGCACGTTGAAAATCAGCGGGTCGAGGGACTGCACGCGCAGACCCTCCCACTGCCTGCCAAGGTAAAACGCCTCGTTGCGCCGTACACGGTCGTATAAACCGATCGAGCGCTTGTAGTCGCGGTCGCGCTCATATTTCTTCCAGATTGCCGTCGGTGACGGATCAAATTTCATCGTTGTCCTCCTCTCGTCCATAGTTCATCAGCGCCGCCAGATCGCGGCTGAGCGTATCCTCCGGCGTAGATTCTGCCGTGTGCTCCTTCGGCAAACGCCGCGGCAGAACCACACCGCCGGAGATGACTGCACCGGTCAGGACCAGTACCGCCGCAGACAGCGCGTAACATAAAATTTCCATAATGCCTCCTTTCACTCAAAACCTGAGAAATTCTCCTACTTCGCAGTCATACGCCGACTGAGGGACAGCCTTAACCGGCTCGTACACGGTCGCGGCGTACCCGCGGAGCGCATCCGGCGCATGGGTCAGCTCGTGCGGCGTGTTCGCTGTGTCGGACGGATTGCGTTTGTCGTGCTGCAGCGCAGGCAGCGTGCGGATCAGATTGCGGCAAGTGTCGAAAATCGTCAGCCGAGGTCGAACGGCGCCGTCCGTATCCTTGCGCGGCATAAGCAGTTCGTGCAGCGCCAGCCATCCGGCGACGCGTTCATTGCTGCTTTTGACAAAATCCAGTCCGCTGTCCGCGAACAGCTCTACCGCGCTTCTGCCGGTTTCCTGCCGTCGGTTCCACAGATCGGGCGGCGCGAGACGGCAGTCAATGCGTTCTCCGGCCGTCTCACAGGCAAGTATCTGCGCTGCTGCATCCGAAATGATGAGTCCCGGACGGTAGAGTTCGCGGTAGACCACGCTGTGTCCGTCCGGACTTTGCGCAATCCATAGCGCCGCCAGCATGTCCAGACCGTAGTCGATGGTCAGGCAGCGCCGCCAGTCATGCGGGATGGCATACGGCTTTACAACATGCAGGTCGCGCGAAAATTCGCTGAAATACTGTCCCTCGTTCAGTTCCCACACGCCGTCGAGCAGTGCTTTCCGGTCGGTGGGAGAGAGCAGCTTCAGGCGTTTCTCGTAGCCTGCATCCGCCTTGCGGAGAAACGGGTTATCGCCCAGTCTTGCGGGCAGGAACAGCCGCGTGCCGCCGTCGAACTCGCGCACGGTGTCCGGCGGCATGGAGTCGATAAAACGGTTCTTGACCCACTGGTGACCGACACCGCCGGGATTGGTCGTCGCCTTGACCTGCTTGGGGAATCCATTCGTGCCGCGGATACGCGACAGCAGATAGGTGAACTGGCTTTCGGTGAAATGTGTCAGCTCATCGAACCGGATGACATCGTATTCCGCGCTCTGGTACTTGGTCACATCGCTTTCCGCGTCGCAGTACCCGAATTCCAGCGCCGAACCGTTTGCAAAATCCCACCGGTGCTCACTCACCTTGTACTTTGCAATGCACTGCGGATACAGCCGCAAAGCCGCCGGTACAAGCGAGCGCTCCAGCTCCGGCATGGTCCTTCGCAGCATGAGCTGCCGCGAACCCGGATAGCACACCGCAAACCGCAAAGCATCGAGCAGCTGACCGTGGCTTTTGCCGCCGCCTGCCGCGCCGCCGAACAGCGTTTCAAGCGTGTCCGACTGCATGAACGCCGCCTGCCGCCGTGTTACGGGGAATTCGTATCGTCTACGATCCGAAACACGATCTCCACCGGCTGAGCTTCGGTCTGCTCGTCGCCCAGCATCACGCCCTTGCCGACCGTCCGGTCGAGGATTTCCTTGATCGCGCTGAGCCGGCTGTTCGCCGGTGCTTCCGCATCGTCTGCGATGTCGTACAGCATGCGGATCAGCCGATCTGGCTTTTCGTTTTCGCTGCACATGGCCTCACCTCCTTTCGATGAGCCATAGAATAGGAGCAAAATCCGAATTTGTCAAGAACAAATGTTCGATTTTTTATTTGCTTGCAATTTTTGCCCAGCTGCGGTATGCTGAATAAGATGGGAAATATGCGGCGCAGCAGCGCCAGTATCAGGAGGAAAGAAGATGAAAAAAATCGACCTTATCGCGCTCGATTTAGACGGAACCGCGCTCAATCCGCAGAATCAGGTCTCTCCGGCGACCGCCGATGCCGTGCGCCGTGCCCGCGAGAGCGGTATTCATGTTGTGGTCTCCACCGGACGAATCTGCGGTGAGGCACGCGACTTTGCACTCATGCTCGGCACGGATGACCAGATGGTCACCTCGGGCGGCGCGACGCTGTCGAGCGTGTCGCAGGAGCGCTGCACCATGCGCATGTCCATGCCGTGGGAAGCTGCTGTGCGTGCGTCTGCCGTGGTGGAGCGCATCGGCATGATCACGATGGTGTATGTAGGGGAGACGCTGCTCATTACTCCGTATGATGATATCGAATTTGGTAAGTATAAGTCGAATGAAGGCTATTTAAGCGCGAAAAAAGTTGTGCCGTCTGTTGCGGAATATATTGCCACAAACCACATTTCGGTCGATAAAATGTTCATCCGCAGCCAGGACCCGGTCATGCTCGTGCGCGCCCGTGCACAGCTGGAACAGATCCCGGGTATCCGCGTGATGAGCAGCGCGGCTGACAACCTCGAGGTCATCACGCCGGCCGCGGACAAGGGCGTTGCCTTGGGTATGCTGTGCCGTGAGCTGGGCACCGACCTCGACCACGCCGCCGCCATCGGTGACAGCGAAAACGACCTCGAAATGCTGAACGCCGTAGCCCTCCCGATTGCGATGGGAAACGCAAGCGCAGCCGTTAAAAATCTGTGCCTGCGCGAGACGCTCACCAACGCACAGGACGGCGTAGCAGCAGCCATCGACCGCATCATCGCAGAGAACGGCTAAACGAGCAGACCGGCCGCTGTTTTCCGGAAAAACAGTGGTAAAAATCGGATTTCTATGCTATAATATACTTGCAGAGTATCCGCAGAAAGCGGAAAAACGGCGCAGAACGCCGTCAGATTGAATCACAAAGAAAGTTGAAGGATAAAAGTTTTGGCTGCAAGGAAAACCACAACTAAAAAATCGACGAAAAGCGCACCCAAGGGCAAGCGTGCGGCACAGCCGCAGCCGGAGGAACTCGGCCCGATCCTGTCCCGTCCGGTCTGGGGCGCGATCTGGGGCATTGTCGGTCTGCTGTGCCTGCTGTCGATCCTGCCGATCGACGGCGTGCTGCTCAAGTGGCTGCACCGCGGCATCGGTGCGCTCATCGGCAAGGGCGCGTATGTCATGCCGTTTGCGCTGATCGGCATCGCCGTGCTGCTGTTTGCGCGTCCCAAGGGTCCCGTGCGTCTGCGCGGAACGTGTATCGCGCTCATGCCGCTGCTGATCGGCAGTATCATTCACGCCTTTTCGTGTGCAAATGAGTACGACCTGTCCATGAGCACGCTCAGCGGTCTGCTCTCTACCGGTATGGAAGGCTCGTCCGGCGGTCTGCTGGGCGGCGGTCTGTACATCCTGCTCGAGTGGGCGCTCTCGTCCATCGGCGCGCTGCTCATCCTGTTGGTGCTGTTCATCGTGACTTTGCTGGTGGCCTGTCGCATCACGCCGCAGGCGCTGTACGACATGGTTCGTCCGCCGGAGTATGAATACGAGGACGAGGAGGAGCGTGAGCGCTACGAAGCGCCTGTTCAGCTGCCGAACATCCACGAAGCGGCAGCTGCGCATGCACAGCGCCGAGAAGAGCGCCGTGCGCACCGTAAATCCGACTTTGACATCCCGATCGACGCCGATCCGCCCGGAGAGGATAAGCCGGGCGAGGAATTGATCGACCCGAACAAGCACCACGGCAAGGTAATCGCGCCGGACGAATATCTGCGCTCACTGCGCGATAACGTGAAGAAAAAGGCCGGAAGCATTATGGATCTGGTCGAAAACAAGCAGCCGGAGGAAGAACCAGCGCACGTTTCCGAGCCGGAGCCCGAGCATGAGGCGGCTTCCGCACCGGCATCCAAGCCGAAAAAGACCGAGAACATCTCGGAAATCGAGCAGGCGGCCATGAACGAGCAGATCGATGAGAGCCAGAAGGCTCCCGCGCCGGTGTACGACTACCCGCCGATCGACCTGCTGACGCAGGGCAAGCACGCTTCGGTAGCCGGTGCGGAGACCGAGCTGCGCGAAAGCTCGGCGTGCCTGCTCGATACGCTCGACTCGTTCAACATCGAGGCACAGATCATCGGCATCGTGCGCGGCCCGTCCGTCACCCGCTTTGAGCTGACCATCCCGCGCGGCATCAAAATCTCGCGCATCACCGCACTGGCGGACGACATTGCACTGTCGCTCGGCGCGGCAAACGTGCGTATCGCGCCCATTCCGGACAAGGTCGCGGTCGGCATCGAGGTGCCGAACAAAACCGTCAATACGGTCTTTATCCGCGAGTGTATCGGCTCTCCGGCGTTTGCCAACGCGAAAAGCCGCCTGTCCTTTGCTGTCGGCAAGGACATCACCGGCAAGCCGGTCATCGGTGACATTGCCAAGATGCCGCACATGCTGATTGCCGGTACCACCGGCTCCGGTAAGTCGGTGTGCATCAACTCCATGCTGATCTCGCTGCTGTACAAGTCCACGCCGGAGGAAGTCCGCCTGATTATGGTGGACCCGAAGATGGTTGAGCTGGGCAACTATAACGGCATTCCGCACCTGCTGATTCCGGTTGTTACCGATCCGAAAAAGGCCGCCGGTGCGCTCAACTGGGCGGTTGGTGAGATGGAACGCCGCTACAAGCTGTTCGCAGACCATCAGGTGCGCAATCTGGTCGGCTATAACGACCTCATGCGTTCCGAAAAGGCCAAAGCCGAGCAGACCGAGGACGGTCATCCCGAGCAGTATCAGGTGCTGCCGCAGATCGTCATCGTTATCGACGAGCTGGCTGACCTGATGATGGTCGCCGCCAAGGAAGTCGAGAACTCCATCTGCCGTATCGCACAGAAAGCAC